AGCACTCAACCACTTACGACCCAAACAGTGAGTTCAAGTTCAACAACAACTATCGCGCCTATCTGGCACGCGAAATCATGCAAAACAACCCAATGCTTGAAGGATTCTTCAGCACCCGCAAATCAGTCGCGGACCTATCAGAGGACTACTAAATGAACCTTAAACGATTCTTACTTTTATCAATATTTACTTATGGAATATGCGCCTTATGGGCGATCACAGGCGTACAGGAATCGTCACCGATGCTCACTATTGCGCCCCGGCAAACAATCACATTGCAGGACCTGACACCTCAGCAACTTGCCGATCGCGCAGAGGAACTACTAGCAACAACCACAACCAGCACCACTAGCACGACCGTCCTAGCGTCACCACGAATTGCAGAAGTACCACTCGAAACCAAATGCCAAGAATGGTTCCCTGTAGCGATCTCGGTTGGCTGGCCTAACAACACTGAGACATTGCAAAAATTAGGTCGCCTGCTCTGGAAAGAAACAAGGTGCTTGAACATTACACCGATGTCCAGTGACCCTAAATTGGCAGACCGTTTTAACGGCCACGACCACGGCGTCGCGCAGATCAACGAGATCCATACCAAGTACGTTGAGCAAGTGTTTAATATGCCGTTCGCTGAAGCCATGTCTGACCCAACCCTCAACCTTAGGTTTGCCTACCTGCTTTATTCTGATATTGCTGAGGGTGGCGGTTGCGGATGGAAACCTTGGCGACTGTGCTAGACCGCTGGTGGGATTACGCAGCTTGTCGAGGCATGGACCTCAACCTGTTCATCTTTGAACCGGGTGAACGGTACTCACGCAAGAAAATTGCTGAAGCAAAAGCCGTTTGCGCGACCTGCATCGTTAGGCCGTCTTGCCTCGCCGAATCCCTCAAATATTCCACGACCCAACTCGAGTGCTACGGCATTTGGGGGGGTCTCACATGGAAAGAACGACGCCAACTACAATCCGACACAAACCCAGCCACACCGCTGGTGTACCGTGACGGCAAATACCGACAAATTAGGGAGCCCCGACCATGACCAAAGAACTTGCGGAATTGACCGCCATGATCTCCAAAGCCGATATTGCGATGAAAGCATCTATCTGGGAGATTGAACGCCTCAGAGACGACGTGGCAATGCTTAGAAAGGCGCTCTATGAGTTGGCTTATGTCGCTGAAGAGAACGGCATCTATCTGTCCAACCTCACCCGGTCAACACAAGACGCGATCGTGGCCATGAGGCTCGGAGGTTTCAAGTGAACTGCACGCAATGCGGAAAACCGTTTACCACCGCCAGTATCAGGATGCGTACTGAGTTACGAGGAATCTGCATTTACTGCGCCAAGGAAAACAATTTTGCTGGCATGACATTGGAGGAAGTCGCTCGATGCGTGTCATTTCTCAAAGCAATAGAGGATTACGAAAATTCTACTTTTAGTCAACGCCGACACTTAAAGGACATGGAATCATGAATCAAAATGCAACAAAAGAAGAACGTTTAATGGTCCAAGTCTGCGAACTACAGAGGTTGTTAAGTGACGCCGAATTTGCTCGTGATCGTTGGCGCAAATCGGCAAGACGTTTATATGACGCAATGCGTGAATTAGTTGAAGACGAGTCTTACCCAGCCGACGCTTTTTGCTTGGAATTGTTTGTGGACACTTACCGTTGGGAAAACCAGTCATGAGTTTCAACCCAGCCGACTACGCATCAGTGCAAGAACGCCTCCCACTGTTTTGGAAAGACTGCGCACGCGGACGTATTGTCACAGAACTGGTCGTTGACGACGGCACTCGAATTGTGATAAAAGCAGAACTGTATGCCGACATAGCCGACGCAGTACCGACCACCACAGGCTTCGCCGAGGAAATCCGCGGCTCGTCAATGGTCAACAAAACTAGTGCCCTAGAGAACTGTGAAACCTCGGCCATTGGTCGGGCCCTTGCGAACTACCAGTATCAGGGCTCAAACAAACGTGCCAGCCTTGAGGAAATGGTCAAGGTGTACAGCCAAGGTCAAGAGCCACAAACAACAACCAACGCACCACAAGCTGCACAACCACGCACACAAACGCTCGGATCGTCGGGTGAACCGCCGACCGCCAAACAACTTGGGATGCTTCGAGCCAAAAACTGGGAGGGTGCAGTCCCTGAAACCAAGCGTGAAGCGTCCGCATTAATTGATCGGCTAATGAACGGTGGCTGAAATATTAGAAGCTGACTTCCAAAAAACCGTTATAACATTGGCTAAATTGCATGGTTGGCGCGTCATGCACACACACCCAGCCCTAGTCCGACCGGGCAAATGGATCACGCCCAACACAGGCAACCAAGGTTTCCCTGACCTAGTGATGACCCACCCTTTTCGAGGCACCATCTTTGTCGAATTAAAAGGTGCCAAAGGTGTCGTCAGTAACTTGCAATGGGACTGGATCAACGCGCTTGAAGACTCGGGCGAAGAAGTACACGTCTGGCGGCCCAAAGACCTAGACAAAATTAGCGACCGACTAGCAAGGAAACCAAACCATGACTGAATTTATGCAACCAATTAACCCAATGCGAATTACTACAGGAAGCGACGAATGGTCGTTTAAAACTCCAGTGTTTGCGCTCGCCGTACAGGATGAGAAAGTCATCTTTCTGACGATTAACGGCTACTTTTACACACCCGAAAAGATCAAGTTTGCCGAGATGAACATCAACGGCCAATGGGTTGCACTCGAATCTCACAAACACCCAACCGTTAACCCTGCTTGATATCCACAGGGGAGCGCGTCTAGCCTCCCATCACAACTGACACCATCAGAGCGCACAGAGGCGTTCACTAGCCCTACTCGGAACCTGAAGCCGATCGTGGGAACACTCGGGAACGAGGGTAGACGGTCACGCCTAGTGACCGATCAGCGTTCAAACGTACATTGCGAATGGTTGTCCACCGAACAAAACTAGACAGGCTCCCATGGGCTACTTGCCCTAAATAGTGGGGGACACAAACCACACGCGCAACCCATGACAAACGACGACAACCGAGCGAGTGCCCTTCTCGCTTGGGCGTCAGTATCTCTTGACCTTGACCTATGCTCTTCACATGAGCGGCAACCCCATCTACGGAACCAAACAATGGAAACAACTACGGGCCCAAGTCATCCAAGACGAACCCGTATGCCACTGGTGCAGGCGAAAACCCTCCACACAAGCCGACCACGTCATAGAAGTCGACGCCGGCATAGACCCATACGACAGAACCAACATTGTCGGATCATGCGCCAGTTGCAACGCCAGCCGAGGCGCCACATACGTCAACCGTAAAACCGCCGCTCGAATACAAAACCGCAACAACGCAACCAACGGAACAACCAAACCATCCGAAAAAAGAAAAACGGAACAACCGATTTCTTTTTTAGACAAACAGTCCACCCCGAGCCCCCACTCGGAAATACCCTCAACTAGCCCGAACCAGCAAGAACCAGCCCGAACCAGCGGTGGTTCAGTCATATCTGGCCGTATCGAGCCGAGGTTGGTAACGCCTGTTCCAGCCGGTGAGAGTTTTGGTCCTGCCCTAACTGCTTGGGCTAAGCGCGTGCTCAATATTGAGTTAATGGAATGGCAAAAGCGCATCTGTAACGACGCCTTGACTGTGGATGCCGACGGCGACTTTGTGTTCCGTGAGGCTTGTATCAGTACGGCCCGACAAAACGGCAAAAGTCTGGTGATGCGGGCGGTCGCTGGGTTTATGGCTACTGAGTATGCAGCTGCACGCCGTGAACCTCAGACCATCGTCATTGTGGCCAACCAAAAGCGTCGGAGCATGGCCTTGTTTCGTGACGTTGTTCGCGACCTTGAAAACTTTGATTGCAAGGTTCGTTGGCAGAATGGTGACGAACGGATCAACTTTCCTGACGGCTCGAGCATCTCGGTTGTTGCCGCGTCTGCTCACGCTCACGGTATGACTGCGTCAGTTCTGCTGGTTGACGAAGTCTGGGACATTGGTCCCGACGTTGTTTTTACCGCACTGCGGCCTTCGCAGATTGCAATCAAGAATCCGATGATGATGATGTTCTCAACTGCTGGCGATCAAGGCTCAACAGTGTTGTTGCAACTTCGAGAGCAAGGCATCGCGGCGATTGACTCGGGTCAACCAACGGCGCTCTATTTCGCCGAGTGGTCACTTCCGCCTGGGGTTAGTTTGGAGGATCGCTCATATTGGGGCTGGAGTAACCCCGCCCTCGGGACGACAATCACGGCCAAGGCTTTAGAGTTGGCTTACGACTCTCCAAACCGTCAAGCCTTTATTCGAGGCCACCTAAATTTATGGGTTGACAGTACCAATTCGTATTTGCCGATCAACCTATGGAATGATCGCAAATCCGACCGACCAGCGCCGGCAACTCAGTGGCTCACCATTGACTCATCGGTTGACGACTCGCGGTACGTCGGAATCTCAACCGCTTTTGACGACGGTCGCGTCATCGTCTCGGTCGCCTTCGTGGTGGAGTCGGCCGCGCAAATGTGGGAGGAAGTTGTGCGGATCATGCACGACCAAACCGTCAAACTTGCTGTCACCCCGTCGCTAGAAATTCACTGTCCACCAGACCTGCGTCGTCGAATGCAAATTGTCGGCTACGCCGAGTTGCTCAAATGGACTGCAGCTTGTCGCGCCATGATCGTGGAGGATCGCGTCAACCACACTGGCGACATTGCACTGGCTGAACATCTCGCTAGAAGCGTCGCCGTAAAAACAGGCGGGTCCATTGTGCTCAGTTCGCAGAAGTCACCCGGTCCGATTGAGTTGGCGCGTTGCGCCGTTTGGGGAATCATGCTCGCGTCCAAACCAGTGCGGTCGTCGCGTGCCGCTTTCGCTTTTGGCTGAGGGTACTTAACACAGAACAAAAAGTGTGAGAGAATCGCTAGTGATGGCTCTTTTCGGTAGCAAGAAAGTTAATGCGACCCCCGCGTTTGCGTCTGTTCCCGTTCAGGCCGCCGCAGGTGCGGCCTCGCAGGTAGGCGAGTATTATGCGTACTCTGTCGGGGAGTTGCAGAGGCTCGCTCTATCTGTGCCTACCGTTTCGCGTTCCATTCAAATGATTGCGTCCATGGTCGGCTGCTTAGAACTGAAGCACTATACGACCCAGTGGACTGGCGAAGAATACGAAGAGATCTATTTGGAAAACGAGTCGTGGATGGATCAGCCCGATCCGCGCGTCACTCGAAACTTCATTTTCTCGCAACTAGTCAGTGACCTAATGCTGTGGGGTCAGGGGTTTTGGTACATCACCAGCCGATCCTCCGCGACAGGCCGTCCGCTTTCGTTTGAATGGCTACCCGCGTCAATGGTCAGTCTGGGCGACCAGCAAACCGCACAGCGTTTCGGCCCATCAAATGACATCATGTTTAACGGTGTGCAACTAAACACTGATGACGTCGTGCAGTTCTTGGCACCGACTCAAGGACTGCTTTACACAGGCAACCGTGCCATCATGACGGCGATCAAATTGCAGCAGTCCGCCGACCGTTTTGCAGTCAATGAGATTGCTGCCGGGTGGCTTCAACAAACCGACGCATCCGAACCAATGTCCGCTGAAGATCTAAGTGAACTCGCAGCTGCTTGGCGTAACGCTCGTCAAGTTGGGGCTATAGGCGCGCTCAACAGCGTCGTCACATTCAAGGAATATTCAAGCGACCCGAACAAACTCCAACTTGTTGAGTCGCGCCAGTTCCAAAGTCTTGAATTATCGCGTGCAACGGGAATCCCACCGTACCTTTTAGGAATCGGGGTGCCCGGTTCGTACACATACCAAAACGCGCAACAAGCACGCCAAGACCTTTACCTGTTTGGCGCAAAACAGTACATGGACGCAATTGAGCAGACACTCAGCATGAACCAAATTTTGCCCCGCGGACGGTACGTCGAATTTGATGTTTCTGACTACATCTACGAAAACGATTTAGGGAATGTTGAGCGCGAACCGTCCGCAACAGAACGAACATCTGAGGAGATTTCATGATTCGCTTTCACGCAGAAATTCCGACACTGGATTTTGCAAAGTCAGAAGATGACGCACCCGCGTCTATCTCTGGTATCGCTGTCCCGTGGGCACCAACTACAGCAGTAGTTTCAGGTGGTCAAAAGGTCGCGTTTGCTCGCGGTGCTTTTGATGTCAATCAGAAAGCCGCCAAACTTATAGAAGGACATGACTTAGGTCAGTTACGTGGCACAGTTAACGCGTTGGCCGATATGGAAGAAGGCTTGGGCTTTACCGCAACCTTTGCCCGCACGCGCGCCAGTGCTGACGCAGTCGAGTTGATTCGCTCGGGTGCGTATGACGCAGTGTCCGTAGGCGCAGAAGTTCAGGAGTCGCACTACGACAAAGAACTTAAAGCCACCGTTGTGACCCGCGCCAATCTCGTTGAATTGTCACTGGTCGCCGTACCAGCGTTTTCGGGCGCAGAAATACGCGACCTAGTTGCCCAAGCCGACGAACCCGACGAAGAAATCCCAACAGAAACAACCCCAACACCATCCGAGGAGGATGAAACCATGTCAGAACCCACAACCGTTGAAGCCGCCGTAGCGACTCAACCGATCTATGCAACCGCCAAGCGCGAATTCAAATTGCCGTCCGTCAGCGAATACATCTCAGCATTCGTTCGTGGCGGAAGCGATTTCGCACAACTCAACGAAAACATTCGCGCCGCCGCGCCGAACGTGACCACGCCTGATCTGCCCGGTGTGATCCCGACTCCCATCATTCAAAATGTGGTGAACACGTTTGTTGGCTCGCGTCCTCTCGTGGATGCAACCACATTGCGCCCCATGCCGCAGGGAGGCTCCGTTTTCATTCGTCCCGTAGTGAGCGTCCATAACTCAGTGGGCACCGCCACACAGAACACCACGATCACCGCGTCACAATTTGAAATCAATGACGTGCAGATCACCAAGACAATTCAGGGTGGCTATGTTGAAATCAGCGAAGCCGCAATTGACTGGTCACAGCCTGAAGCACTCGGACCGTTGCTTGACGACATGATGCGCGTCTACATGGACCGCACCGACTTGCTCGCCTGCTCGGAATTGCAGACTGGCACCACCAACAGCAACAACTTTGCTAACGCATCAATTGCTGACCCGGCTTACTGGGTTGAGTGGATGTACACCGCAGCTGCCGACATCTTGACTGGCTCGAATGGCAACTTGCCGTCCGTCCTCGCTGTGTCACCAAACGTCTGGAAATTGATGGGTAGTTTGTCGGATACCGCTGACCGTCCGTTGTTCCCACAGGTGGGCCCAATGAACGCATACGGTTCACTCAATGTCGCTTCGACACAGGGCGCGTTTGCTTTCGGTTTGCGCGTCGTGGTTGACCGCAACTTGACCTCGGCTGGCATGACCATCCTTGATCCGCGTGCCCTTGAATCGTTTGAATTGAATAAGGGCCTCATTTCCGTGGAACAACCCTCACAACTCAGCAGGCAGATCGCAGTGCGCGGGTACTGGGCAAGTAAAGTTGTTTCCCCAGAACTTGCCATTAAGGCCGCTTTCGTCTGATAGACGGAACTGAGTAGAGAGACTGCACCATGGCCACATTCAGCGTGACGCACCACCAGCGTCTAGACGATGTTGCTGTGGTGCAGACCCTCGAATCAACCGACATCACAATCGGTCAGACAATCACGTTGACAGGACTCGGTCACGGCCTGAACGGCACGCACATTGTTATCGCTGTACCGGTCAACTTGTTTGCTGGCGTTAACGAAGCAGGCGACCTTCTTTACAACGAAAACGAAATCATTGTCAACCAGTTGATGTTTCAAGATGTTGGCGACGATCTAGAACGGTCCGCTGCCGATCCGTTTGGAACTTTGACATGGACTTTGACGTGCACATGGACCACAGTCGCAGCTGTGCAAGAGTTTTTAGGAATCTCGTCGGCCACGGCAAATGACACCGCGTTCCTAACGACTTGTGTCGCAGCTGCAAACTCTTGGTGTTTCAGGCGTCGCGTGCAGGCTGGTTACCACGACAGTCTGACGACTGCCCCTGACAGTGCAGCACTGTTAGGAACCACGCTTTACGCCGCAGGGCTTTACCGTGAACGCGGGACCACTGGAGACAGTTACGCGTCGTTTGGTGACATGACAGGACCACCGCTCATGACCTTGGGTCGAGTCAACCAGTTGCTCGGCATTAAACGATCGCAGTGTGCATGAAATGGCAGGAATTTTCACGGACACCGTTGACACCGTGTCAGCGTCGCTTACAGCCTTGGGACTCAAGCCTGTCACCGATCCGCGCAACGCACGACCGCTCACCGTGTTCGTGGAATTACCGACGTTTACTTGTTTTAACAACCAAATTGCAGACATCACAGTTGATCTCCGAGTCCTTGGCGCGCCACCCGGCAACCAAGATTCAAGCGACTACATCCTCGGCGTCGTGGACACAATCATGAACAGTTCTATTGCTGTTGTGAGTGGCTCACCGTCGCTTGCTCAAATCGGTTCACAAGAACTACCCGCATACGACCTAACAATCAGAATCGCTTCCAAGCGCATCCCATAAAGGAAAAACCATGCCCACAACAAAAACCGTTTACCTGTCCAACCCAACCGTCACCATCGGTGGAGTGGACGTCACTCAGAACACCAGTGCCGCCTCACTTGAGATCGGTTACGACTCACTCGAATCCACGACCTTCGGCGATACCGGACACCGCTTCGTGTCAGGCCTCCAAATGGTGAACGTCACGTTAACGATGTTCATGAACTACGGAACAGGCGAAATTGAAGCCACCCTGTTTGATCAGGTCGGCGACGGCACCACTACTCTGGTCATCTCACCAGCAGGCACAACCGAGTCCGCAAGTAACCCCGAATACACGATCAGTAATGCTATGTTGGCTTCGTTTACGCCGATCGTAACGACCGTTTCAGAGCTCAGCCAAGTAAGCGTAAGTTATGTCGGCGGCACGTGGGTGCGCGACATCACCAGCCCGTAATCAACAACTAACCAAAGGACCCCGACATGATTGGCATGACATTAAAAGTAGAAATGGCTGACGGTGAAACATTCGAAGCACCGATCACCTACGGAGTTGCGTGCAGGTGGGAAGATCACCACCCCACGCTCTCCGTGGGCCGTTTCTTAGAAGACATGAAGTTCAAGCCTCTCGCATGGTTGGCTTGGGATGCGTTACGAACCAAGAAAATTGTGGTGCCGTTGTTTAGCACTTGGGTAGAGAACGTCATGGATATCACGTTTATCCCAAAAGCCAAACAGGGCCCGCAGGAAGAGCCACTAACCTGATCGCGCAGCTCGCTGTTCGTACAGGCATCAGTCCGTTAGATCTGATGGAAACACCAGCTCAGATCATTGACGAAATGATTAGGTTGATAATCGAGCAGAACGAGAGCAAAAAATGAGTCTGGGAATTGATCTGAAACCAACAGGGCTTAAAGAAGCTCTGCGGACGATCAATTCTATAGACCCTAAATTGCGTCGCGCTTACGGCAAGCAGATCCGTGAATTAGGCAAGGTCGTTGTTGACGCGATCACACCGCTGGTTCCGTCGTCGTCGCCAACTCGAGGCATGGACGGCCAGTGGCGTACCGGGTGGAAAAACGGTCAGACCAAAAACATTGTGGTTAAAACCAACACTCGAAAAGCACGCAAACGCAACATCACTAAAGGCGCACAATATGAAACGATTGGAACAATTACCGTCGGAACAAAAGGCGCCGCTCTTGCGATCGCAGATATGGCTGGCAAAAGTGGCAATAGAAGTCGTAGTGGTCCGCGTGCTCGTCCAAACTTTGCTGGCGTCCTTAATTCAAGTCTTGGTCGCGGTCCGTCGCGCATGGTTTGGGCTGGTGGCGAAAAAGCAATCCCAGACTTCCAAAAAGCCTTAGAGCCTGTTATCAAAGAGGTAATCTTTGAAGCGAACAAAGAACTGATGAAGGTGAACCGCTAATGGCAATTAACATTCCGATTCTTACCGAGTTCTCAGACTCAGGGATTAAGGCCGCTAAAGCCGCTTTCGGTAACTTTAAAACTGCTGTTGGTGACGCTGAGGGCGGTATGGGCAAGTTTAAAGCTGGCTCTAAAGTTGCTTTAGATGCGGTTAAAGCGAACGCTGGCAACCTTGCGTTGGCTGGCGGTGCAGCTCTTGTCGGTTTTGCCACAAAAGCAATAGGAGCATTCCAAGACATTGCGTTAGCGTCAGGCAAATTTGCTGATGCGACAGGTCTGGCCGTTGAGGACGCGTCACGCTATATCGAGGTAGCAGGCGATCTCAGTATCCCGGTGGACGCCGTTGAGGGTGCGATCGGACGACTCAATAAAACGATTGGCGCTGACCCAGACAAAGTGCGTGACCTAGGTGTTGACCTTGTCTATTTGAAAGATGGGTCGTTAGACGTCAACGAAACATTCCTAAACACAATCCAACGCATAAAGGACATTAAGGACCCAGCCGAAAAAGCAAGGGTCGCCGCGCAGCTTCTTGGCAAGGGCTGGCAGGGTATGTCAGAACTTATTGAAATTGGTGCAGACGATCTGAGCAAGTCTTTAAGTTCGGTTAGTGACGCTAAAATTATTGATCAAAACGAAGTTATTAAAGCCCGCAACTTTCGTGATGCAACAGATGACCTTAAAGATAAATTTGAGGATTTAGCAATTACGATCGGTGAAGATTTGGTTCCACAGATCACTGCAATTGTGACAACTTTGGCGCCTGCTATTGCATTGCCAGCCAAATTGGTCAGCGGTTTTGCAGGGCTCAAAACACCAACGGCGACACTTCTAGACATGGGTTCAAGTCTTGAAGATGTTGTCAAATTTTTAGGTGCAACTCAAGTTATGGCTGACACGTCTATGACTGCGCTTGAATTGCTTGCGGCTGTCGGCACTGAGACTGGCGACGCATTTTTGTATTTGACTGATCAAGGCAGAATGTATACCGAATACACATCATCTCGAATTGACGCAATTAACGGCACCACTGAAGCCATAGAAGATCAGGGTGAGCAAGTGACCAAAACTGATCTTAAATGGCAGGCATTAAAAGGCACGCTAGAACTTAGTAGTGCTATGGCAGACGCTAAAGCAGAACTAGACAAATTAGCCGAAAAAGCGGTTGAGGCTTTTAACGGTGCCGATGGTGCTTTAAGCGAATATGAGCAAGGGCTCATTGACGCCAAACTCATGGTCCTCAATCTTGCCGAAACTATTGCGTTAACTGACGGTCAAAAAAATCAGATTCGAGTCCTTGTTGACACTGGCGAACTTGAGCGCGCTCTAGGTCTTATTAACGTCATTACGGCTGGCGGTTACACGCCTGAATTGAACGCGATGCGGTTCCGTGGCGCAAGAGCCCTAGGGGGTCCCGTTGCACCCGGTGGCTCATACCTTGTGGGTGAGCGCGGTCCTGAGTTGTTCACACCGTCGTCGTCTGGGAACATTACGCCTAACGGTGCAATGGGTGGCAACACGATCACGGTCAATGTGAACGGTGGCGACCCCAACAGTATCGTCAGAGCACTTCAACAATATGTCCGTCAGTCGGGCCCAGTACCCGTAAACACTCGAGCGATGTAATGCCAAAGATGACTTGGACTGTCACAGCTGACGGAGGCGCAACAAGTTTTACTAGCCGTGTTTTGTCGTTAAACATTACTGGTGGCCGTGAACAGTATTTGGATCCCTATTCGGGTGGTCAATGCGTTATCACACTTAATAACAACGACAATTTTGCTGCAACTGTTGAATACGGCAAAATGTTAACGGTCAAAGGTACATACCTTGCTGGCGATTTTAACTGCCATTTTTGGTTACAAAAAATAACATATAACGATTACCAAGGCGACACAGGTTTAAGCACAGTCACCTTTACTTGTGCTGATTTCATTTCCAGAGCTGGTCGAATCCAAGCAACAAATTTTGTGATTGCTCAAGATACTTGCGATAACCAGTTAGACACTTTTAGTAGTTCAGGTATTTTACCTGCCGACATGGGCGTCATCGGTTACGGTTCAGGTTCCATTGCTAGCGGAACTACTTATACCGGCACAGTCACCAACTATTTAAACTTTCTGGTGACCACAGAACGGGGTTACTGTTTTTTAGAGGGCAATGCCCTTCAATTTATTGGGCGTACTTATGTTTCAACCCTTGCACCGATTGTTACGAAAATAGGTCGTACAACGTCGGCAACAAAAATTGCATACCAACAGTTTGAACGCATAGCGGCAGGTTTTGAATTTATTAACACGGCGACAGTTTCACCTAACGGCTTGGCTAGCCAAACCAGCACTAACGCTACCGCTGTTTCAACATACGGTCCAGCGTTTTATTCTTCATCAACAGTTGATTACACAACTACGCAGGCCAGCGGTAACGCCAATTGGATTGTCAACAATTTTGACGACCCAACACAAGAACGGTTTACTTGTTCTTTCAGTGATGTAGCGCAAAACAGCGACGCTTTAGAATCATGGTTGTATGAATGTTTTAGTTCAAACAACAGAACAGTCAATTTTGAGTATCGGCCGCCGAATCAACTCAGCGATTACAGTCAAGACATGGTGATGGAAGGCTATCAAATAAATGTGACGCCGGAGCAAACCACTTTTGATTTGTCGTTTAGTCCGTTGAGTTACTACCAATTTTTTACGCTTAACTCATCAACTTTAGGTATTTTGGATACCAGTCGTCTCGGCTGGTAAAGGAGAAAACATTATGGCTCAAAACACTTACACATCGGGCGCAGTCCTGACAGCGGCTCAGTTGAATAGCGAGTTCACTTGGGTTCCGTTTAGGTACCAAGTAGGTACCGTTACATACAGTGGCTCTGTTACGGTCACTTTTGTTACTGGAAGGTTTACTCAACCGCCGATAGTTGTTACACAGCCAAAATCTTTCGGTGTCAATATCTCTTATGAATGGACAAATGTTCCGACCGCTACATCGTTTATTATTGAGCGAAGCGGCGCGGGCACTTGGGCATCGCATTGGATAGCAATACAAGCATTATCAGGAGCAGGATCAGGACCATGAGCGAATTGTTAGAAATGACAGTGACATGCCACACCGAAGGCTGTCCAAACGACAACATTGGCATAGTCGTTCAAGCAGTATTGCCCGACTGCTATTGCGTTTGTGGTGGGTGCGGTAACGAAATTACCGACAAGGTTCCGACCGAGCCATGAAAACGCTAGGCATTGTTGCGCTTTTGGCTGTGGCCCTAATGTTTGTCGTCACCAGTTGCAACGACAGAACCCGTGACACCTGCGAAACCCAACCCACAGCCACAAGGTGCGAACAATGAAACGACTGACTAACTCCGAGATTAAAGCAAGACTTATCCTTATCGTCGGTATTGCCTTAGCGGTTGCGTTCCTAGGTTCGACTGCCGCCCTGCTCTACGGCTTGCTGTTTGTAGTGCAACCATTAGACGTGTCACCCAACGATGAAAGTGCATGGTCGCTACTGTCGCCCATGATGCTGTTTCTGACTGGGGCACTGTCTGGAATCCTCGCCTCCAACGGCCTTAAAGACAAGGGAGACAAACAAGATGACTGACTACCCGGTACTACCCCTGATCATGCCGACCGACCTAGAAGGTCAAAAGAACGGCGAAATCAAACCAGCCTTACTTCGAGACATCAAAGCCCCAAATGGCAAACTGCACAGCCTCGCGGCAACAGCATGGAACGCGCTACAACTTGCCGCGTATTTTGACGGAATAGAACTTAAGCACGTCGGCGCATACCGCCCACTAACCCAACAAACCGCCCTGTTCAATGAACGGTACGAAGCTAAACCCAACTTTCGTAAACCCCAAGTCACCCGCAAATACAACGGGCAAGTGTGGTTCCTAAAACAAGGTTTCGCCCCAGCAGGAACACCCGGTACGAGTAATCACGGCTGGGGGCTCGCGATAGATGTCGCGTCAGCTTCAGGCAAACGACTCGAATGGTTATTGGGCGACGGATTCTCTACCAGCAACGCCCTAAAGTTTGGGTTCTCATGGGAAGTCAAAAACGGTGCTAACGCTGAAGCATGGCATATCCGCTACGTTTGCGGAGACAACCTGCCACAAGCCGTCCTAGATGCCATAGCGGCTTTTCCTACACTCGACGTGCGGTGACTTGACATTTGGTCTGGAAGTCGGTCTAATGACTGACAACCAAGTGCGTCCCGTGATAGCGGGACCCCGACCGCAGGAGGAAACAATGCAACCATCCCTTTTTGACGTTCTCGAAGTTCCAGCCGAGAAACTCAAATACGAAGCCTTCAAAGAAGCGAACCCGTGGGTCATTGAACGACTCACCAAAATGTGTTACGCGCTGTACAACAACGGCCACAACCATTACGGCATTGGCGCACTCGTAGAAGTCCTACGCTTTCAGCACTCAACCACTTACGACCCAAACAGTGAGTTCAAGTTCAACAACAACTATCGCGCCTATCTGGCACGCGAAATCATGCAAAACAACCCAATGCTTGAAGGATTCTTCAGCACCCGCAAATCAGT